GAACTGATTCGGTAGATGCGTAATGGAGCCAAGCGATAGCATCCTCGGGCGAAATCTTGCCGGTGAATAGCTGCTTGGTCGAAGCCTTCACCGCCTTGAACCAAGATCTGATCTCGCTGCGCTTGATACTCGGAGCTTGCTCTCCGAATGATTGGATCAAGCCCTCTTCGAGCGCGTAGTTGTTGGCCTGCTCTTGCGTCAGTCTTCCTTGATCAACTTCGGCCTGTCGTGCCGCAAGCTCACTGCGATAAGCGGGGCTGTCCTGAGCGGATTCAAGGAGCGACTTCCGCATCGATGGATTGGTGACTCCGCTGAAGATGTCGTGACCGATTTCATGGATGGCGGTATCCGGGGTCGCCATCAGCGGATTGACCCGGACAACGCGATCTCCGTCCTTGTTGACCAAGTACATCCCGCGCACTTCGCGGTCGCCGGCAAAGGCCCGATCCAGCTCGATCTTGAGATTGCGGCGAGCAGCGATCTGAGCAGCGGCGTCGATGTCCGCTTGGGTGATCTTGGCTCCTTCGCCTTGGCGTTGTAAGCGGGTGTAGAGGCTATCGTAAATGTCTTGGGCGGTCTTTACGGCAGCAGTTTCAGCCTTGAATGGCTCTTCGGTAACAGCCCGAAGCTCTTCCATCTTGGTAATGTCAGCGCGTTCCTCTGCGGTGAGGAAACGCTCTGCCATAGCCCTCTTCTGACGCACCTGATCGTAGGCGTCCTCAAGAGCCTGCTGATATTGGTTCTGAACGAACTCTGGAAGCGTTGTCGGGTCCGAGATGACGCGAGCCACCTCAGGATCGTTGGCCAACTCAGAAATCCTCTCGCGGGGCAGCTTCACCTTCACGCTGTCAGCGGCCTGCTTGATGAGCGTTGTCGTGGGTTCGGTCTCGGACTTCCACCAATCAGCGTACTGCTTTGCCATCCGCTCTTCGCTGATGGGGCGATTGCGCTGCTCGGTCTCAGTTCCGAAGAATTGTTCCGGGGCAACCTTTTCGCGCCCAACACCGAGACGTTCCTCACGAGGAGTGACAAACTCCTCTGGTGGTTGTGCCATGAATCTGGCTCGATCCAAATCCAACTGTTGGACCGGAGCATCCTCGGGAATGTCAGGAAGCCCCAGTTTCCTGCCCAATCGAGTCGGGCGAGAGAACAGAGTTCCAAGAGCAATATCAGCGGCCATTCGAGGGCCGGAAAACTCTGCTCCTTGAGAAACGTCTAACGCCTGACCAGCAGCCGCTTGGCCCACGTTGATGGCAACGTTGGAAGCAGGGGCGACAAACTCAGGCTTTGAGATCGCTTCTCGAAGCGTGGTTTGGCGAGCAGCGGGTCTGAGTAGGCCACTAAGCCCCTTGGTTGTGGGGCGGAGTGTCAGCGCAGTCGGAAGGAATCCGCCAGCGTATGAGGCGACAGGTTGCTCTTCTTGTGCTTGGGAGAGCTTCTCAAGCGTCTCTGGGGAGTATTTTTCAAGTGCTGCTTCTTGAATCTTGCTGGCCCCAAAAGATCCGCTAAGACCACCGATCAAACCGCCTGCGATCACACCAAGCGGTCCGAGCGGGGCACCAATTGCGGCACCCGCTGCACCACCTCCGAACCCGCCAGCAGCAGGAACAAGACTGGCGGCAGCCGATCTGGCACCGGCTTCGAGTTTTCCCATGATGGGGTTCTCGAAGACGTTGCCTTCAGCGTCGATGTCGTAGACCTCTGGATCGAGGTTGTTCTTGATCAGCCAGTCGCGCTGTTCCTTGGTCATGTTATTTCGTCTTAGTCCCTCTTGATGGAGTATGGAGCAAACGGAGACTCAGCGTATCCAACACCAAACATTCCCTTTTGTTGAGGGGGCTTTGCCATTTCAGCCGCTGACCTGTTGAGAGCCTCGATGTAGATCCTGTTCTGAACCTCTTGCGGGAGTTTGTTCCATTGTTCAGTTGGGAACTCGCTGGCAATGACAGCTTTGGCTCCTTTGACAATGACGCTTTCGCCACCAACACGTTGAGGTTGGGTTGCGAGTTCTTGGGCTACAGCCTCGTAGAATGGGCTCGTGAGGGTTTGCTGTGCGCCATAGGTTGCAGCCCCTCCTCGTCCCTCCAATGCCCCCAAACGCCTTCCGGTTTGAATGAACTGTTCACCAGGAGATGGAGGTCCGTACATCTCAGGCGTTGGAGCAGCGGCCATTTCTGAAGCAATCGCTGCGGCAGCCCTGCCTCGCGTTTCACCGGTTCCACGACCGACTTGCGCGGCTCCCTTTTCGGCTGCCGGCCCCTTCGGAAGAGGCGTTGGTGTAGTGATTCCTTTTGTGGCTTGATCTCCAGAATCCATTGCGTTGCTGCCACCATACATCTTCTGCAAACGAAGGATGTTTGGCTGGATTCTTTCAATTTCCTCAGTAGTCATGTCACCGAAATCGGCGAACAACTGATTTCCCTCCATGCCTGGCTGGAGCCTGATTCTGTATGGCGCACCCTTTTGTTTTGAGAACAGATCGGGATTTGCTTTCTGATACTCAGCAACTTTATCGGCAGGGCCTTGAACACTGACTTGGCCTTCGGCATTTCTGCTGATGAAGACTTGGCCTTCTTCGCGTTTTGCCAGACGAGCTTCCTTTGCGATAGACCTCGAAGCCTCTGAAGCAGATGCCATTTTCCTGAGAGTCCCAATGTCCATGTCTTCGTACCTTGGAACAATTCCAGATTCCACGGCGGCTCTTTCGGTCGGACCCATTTCCGCAACAAGTCGGCCAATCAATCCTGCTTTTTCAGCGGCCTCCTTCTCGCCTGTTGCAAGGCGTTGAATGCGGGCGTTCATGCGGCCAAGTTCTCTGGATTGTGAAACAGGGCCTACAAATGTGCTTCCACTCAAAACATCTTCCGCGCCCGCAGCTTCTTCGGAACGCCTTAGCATTTCAGCCAACCTCTGGGCTTCATCGAACTCAAGTTGCCTTTTGAGTCTTTTAGCCTCAAAAGCATCCATTTTTTCCATCATCCGCTCCTGCTGTAATGCAGCGAGATCCTCCTCCATGATGGCGCGTCGAGCCTGACGCTGCTGGCGGATCTGCTCGTTGGTCCCGGTGAACTCTCCAGCGATTCCGCCGGTCAGCATCGACAAGCCCTTGAGCAACGGGTTGATCCGCTGCTCGGCTTGTTTCCTGAGATCTTCCCTGATTTTCTTCGTTTCTTCTGGAGTAGCCATTTACTTCATCCTTTCAAACATCCGTTGTTCTTCGAGAAGCGACTGTTTTGCGTAGCGCGGGCCGAGGCTCCGCATGGCGGCTTCGAGGATCAGCTCGGGATCGTAGTTGATGTCTCGGAAGATGCCGGGAGCGAGCCGTTCGACCGCCCGACGCATGGGTAGCTCTATGTCTACGGGCTTGAGCGTTGGGATCAGACGACCGGGTTGCCTGTTGATTGGAGTGACCGGAGCCGGCTCGGTGAACTGGAAGTCGGAAATCGGAAACGGGTCATACTTGATCGGATCAATGATGACGCGGGCGGGAACGTATTGGCTTACTTCCTCTTTGATCTCGGTCCCAGGAGGAGGCGTGTTTGTGCCCGGCGTGACGGTAGGAGTCGATGTGGTCGGAGTCTGGGTTCCAAGAAGCTCATCTATTTCTTTCGGAGTGAGCTGCTCGACTTTGATGTCAGGTGCGCCGCCGCCAATACCAGATTCTGGAATAGGGGTGATCGTTTCCTTATCATCCTTTCCAACTCCAATGACATTGTACCGTTCCTCCGTGGTTGGATCGAGGGGGGTTCCGATGTTTGCGGCAACAACCGGTTTTGTCTGATAATCCGAGAAAACCGGAGCAGAAGATGGCTCTGGCTCTGGCTCAGGAGCAGGCGTTGGCTCAACCCTGACAGCCGACGGTGCCGCGAAGGACATCGGGCTGGCGAGCGAAGGCGTGGGAGCAGGAGCCTGAGGCTGCTGAAAGGTTGCCAAGCCCGCGTTGAGCATTGGCGTCATGTCGATCCTCGCGGGAGCGGGAGCGGCGTAGGAAACTCGTGGAGGAGCCGCTGCCGGTGTGACCGGCTGCTGCGGCTGGAACATCCCGAGAACCGGAGGAGGAGTGAAGTCGATCCTCGGAGGAGTCGGAGCGGCGTAGGCAATGCGCTCCAGATCGCTGATCGCCGGCCCCTGATCCTGAGGAGGCTGCAACGTGGCCAACCCCGTGGACAGATCGATGGGGTATCGACCGAGAACTTCCGCGCTCGGGGTGAACCCAAGCTCGGACGCCTCTCCACCCTCGGGAAACAAGAAGTAGCTGTCCAGCGATTCGGCCATAGATCAACCCCCGTAAGGACTGTTGAATCCTCGATACGCAGTTCCGAGGTTTCCGATGCCTTGAGTCAGGGCACCGAACACAGCCAACGGAGATCCGGCCTGCGAGGCTTGGAAAGCGTTCTGGGCGTTCTGCAACGCGAAGCTGGTTCCAAGCTGGGCGAGCTGACCCGGACCCGCCTGCTGCATTCCTTGAATGAGCTGGGGAGGAGCGAACGGAGATGCGCCCTGCTGAAGTCCGGGGAGCTGAGCGGCCTGCGAGACAATCGGCTGGAGACCGAGAGCAGACTGGATGTTGGCGATGTTCTGCTGCTGGGTGCCCTGACGCTGCTGCTGTGAAGCCATCTGGCCCGCGAATGTCTGCTGCTGGGCGGTATTCCGTTGGCCAGTAGCGGCAAGGATGTTCTGGAACGACTCCTGCGCCTGCCGATTGGCGACATCGCTGGTCGTCTGGCCAGACTGAAGCAGGCTCATGGCCTGAGCCCTGCGCTGCATGTCCGCGTTGGCAATGGCCTCGCTGACGGCACGAGCCTCACGGAATGCTTGGGGATCGCTCAGTGCGGCACCGGTAGCGGTTCCACGGGCTCGGACAGCCTGCTGAGCAGCGCGGATGAGCGCAGGATCAGCGGTTCCGGCCTGAGCCAGACCAGCGGAGATCTGACGCTCAAGATTGGAACGGATCCGCTGCGCCTCACCGACATCCTGAGGTTGAGGAATGTTCGCGGTGCCGACCTGCTCGTACCGAGGAGCTTGGATCTGATCCTCTGCGATTGGTCGGTCAGCAATGTTCTTTAGGAAGGTCTCGTAGAGTCCGTATCTGGTGGGATCTAGGGCTCGAAGCTCTTTTGCGCGCTGAATCGCCGTTGCTTCACCGAGCGTTGGTCCACCCGGTGATACTCGTTGTTGTGACGCCTGATACTGAGCAAGGGCCTGCTCGGGGGCCATAGCAGCCAATTCCCTCCCGATTGCCCTCGTCTGCTCAACGTCAGAGATGCCTCCGAAATCGACGGTCTTGAACTCGCCGGTGGCTTTTCCGTCTTTGTAGACTGGAACATCCACCTTTGCTCCAATGCGAGATGCGGCTTCGATCTGGCGTAGCAACGGAAACGTTTCCGCCTGCGCCAAGACAGCCTCTCGATTGGCCGACGCGAAATCAGGTGCCCTGTATGTTCCTCCCATAGCAAATCCTATCGTTCATCAACAGTTTGAAGTACCTCTCGAAATCGTACAAACGCGAAACGCCCGTGTGGACGTTGGTTCCTCCCATCTTGGTGACGCTGGCGGAACACCGCGCTTTCATGGCCAGCCAGAGTGTCTGGACCGCCATCGGCTTGCTGGTCACAACCACCTCGATCCAAGCGATGTGACCGTTCGGATCATCGTTGTAGATGTCCTTGGATTCCTCGATGGAGTTGATGAATCGGACGGCCCCTACGCCAACGCATTCGTCGCCATCCATGACGATGCCGATCTGTCGCTTGGCATTGAAGATGCCGATCCAGTTGAGCAACTCGTCATTGTTCCATGTGGAACAAGTGGGCCACTTCTCCTTCAGCAGCTTGGCCGCCGAGATGATTGTGGGATGAGCGTTCACTGTTGTGGGCGAACGGAATCAACGAACCCAGACAAGATCGTGGACTGTAGGCAAAGTCTTCCGCCCGAGTTGGTGTTCACCTTGAACTGGATGGTGTTCCAGCGGCCTTTGCTGATCAGGTTGTAGGCTTTGAGGAACTTCTGCGAAGCCGTGATGTTCAGGGCTGGATCGATGGTCGAGAAGGTCCCGCTCATGTCCTTGGCGTAGGAGACGCTCACCGGAACATTCTGCGTGGTGTACGGATTGTCGAACGCGAGCTGGACGCTGTACCCGATCTTGTCGGGGATCGGCTCGTTGAGGTTGTACGCCTTGGTGATGACGCTCGACTCGTAGGTGGCACCGCCGTCGAGGTATGCGGACGCAGCGACGGGTGAGAGCCGGGTGTTGGGCAGGTAGTCGTTGAAGGACCAGACCTGACCGGATGCTGCCGACACCGAGATGATGTCGCCGGCGAACATGAGGACGGGACCGAAGTTGGAGAACGAAGTCGGGATGAAGTCGTTGACGATCCAGTTGTCCCAGTAACCAAGCCAAGAGCGGGCCAGCGAGTGGTAGACGATGACCGCGTTGTTCTCGTTGAGTGCGCCTTCGAGCGAGATGTCGATCGAGTTCTCGGTGAGCAGTGAATACTCGTTTTCCGTCCCCAGGATGTAGGGATCCTCGGTGACGAACGGAACGGCCAGCAGGTAGCGGTTGTTCCAGAAGACGCCATCACACAGATCGAGCTTGGTCTTGTTGATCCGGCTGATCAGGTCGTTGATGGGCGACGAGAGCGCGAGGCCGACGCTGGTCTGTGTGCCGGCTTGGATCTGGGCCATGGACCGGATGCCGTCACGGGAGAGGAAGAAGACATCGGCACCGACGGCTGCGATGGATCGGTGAGAGGAGCATCCGATGTTTCCGCTGACGAGTGTGACCTGCCAATCGGCTGGGTCTTGTGTCGGATCGGAATCGACCGTCCAGATGGATCTCTCCTTGAAGACGAGGAGCTTGTACCCGAACCACGAGTAGATTCCTTTGATGGGATCACCGTCGCCGCCGACGCGGATTGATCCGAGGGGATCCCAGACTTCGCCATCGAGGATGTCGGAGAAGTAGAGGGTGTCTGGAGTGATCGCTGTGTCATTCGACACGCACCAGAGCCGATTGGTGTGCGTCGTCAGGTAGATCGGCTTGGATGGAGCAGAGAGCGAAACGAAAGCGACCGCGTGGGATTGATTGGCCGGCGAGATCGATACTGTTGGAGCTGTTGTGTAACCGCTGCCTGGGTTTGTGATGACGATGGAAAGGATTGCTCCGTCGCCGCCGATCCTTGCTTCCGCGGTTGCGGTCACACCGCTTGGAGGAGCCGAGATCGTGATGGTCGGGATGGCACTGTGACCGCTCCCTTGGTTGATGACATCGATGCGGCTGATCTTGCCGGATGTTATCGATGAATTGACGTTTGTGGAGGTGATGTACCGAAGGCTGCTGTAGCCGTCTGCGTAGAACAGCTTCTCGTTGAGCTGCGCGAAGTAGACAAAGTTGGCCGACGGATCGATCGTCGAGCTTGAGATCTGTGCGTAAGAGGTTCCAGGCGATCCGTAGTAGAGCGTCTTGGTCGATGTATCGTTGACCGCTATGACGAGGCGTTCGGATGCCGAGGTGTCGAAGTAGAAGCCTGAGAAGACGCTAGCGTTTACCGGGAGGTTTGAGCCGAAGCTGGAGGTAAGCGCGTTCCAGTTGTCCACGATGTCTTCCCAGTTGGAGACGATCGCGTTACCTGTGAGCGTGACGGTTCCAAGTCGGCTGACGATGTTCCCGAAATCGTCGTAGTCCATGTTGATTGCCGACTCCATGCTTGTGGCAGGGATGGCATCTGGACGTGTGGCAGAGATGACGCCGGTGCTGAACCCGTTGGTCCCGTCGAGGATCAACTGGTCGTCGAGAGTCTCTGACGCTTGGAACGGCATTACAGGATGTCTTGGAAGGTGTAGTCGTAGAGGCTGTCAGGAATGATGCGGCTGATCTGCTGCTGCTGGCCGCGCTCCATGTCCTTCATGATGGAGACCTGAGCGGCACCCTCTTGGAACTTGGCCTGCGCCTTTGCGTACTGGCGTGAGTATTCGAGGAGATCGCCTTCGGTGTAGGCCAGCAAGGCGTTCTCTACTCCGCGCAGCTCGAAGTCGCTGTCGTTGGAGATGGCCGTGGATTCTCCGAACTGGCGCATCTGGGACTGCTTCTTTCCCAGGATGAAGAGTGTCCCATCGGTGTTTGGTGTTGGGACGAGTTTGATGCGTGGGACGCCGGCTTCTCCGTAGGAAGCCCCGATGATGCGGGTCCAGTTGACGAAGTTGCCGGGGGTGGACTTGCGGGAGTCCACGTTGTTCCAAGTGTTGGGATCGAGCTGGAAGAACGAGACCCATTCTGCGGCAGGGATCTCGATGCCATCGGTTTCTCCGGTGACCGTGAACCGTGCGGCGACCGGGAAGTCGAGGAACATGTTGTACCCGGACCCGGAGGCGTAGGTGGCGGTGACGGTTTGGTCGAGGGTGACGAGTTCGTTGCCTTGGCTGACTGATCGGGAGATGACTCCGAGGGTATCGTTCCAGAGGCACGAGTCCCAGATCATCGAGTATCGACGGATGCAGAACTTGTTGGCCAACGTGATGGTGGCCGAGTCCGTGAACGAGAGTTTGTCGCAGGCAGCCTGCGCTACTTCGGAGGGTTTCATGCGAGGACTTCTTGAAGAGTCATCGTGCAGGAGGTTCTGGCTCGATTGAAATTATTTGGACC